TTGAGCGTTACTTTCTTTTCATCGGCCCGGCCGGCAAGAACGTCGGCCAGTTCATCCCGCTGAATACCGACAGCGACCTGGACACCGCCCTGGGCATTCCGTCCAGCGATCTGAAAACCCAAATCACCGCCGCCAAACTCAATGGCGGGCAGCGCTGGGCGTGCGTCGCCGCGCCGGTCGGCGCCGAGGGCAATTGGCAGGAAGCGTTGGAAAAGGCTCAACAGCAAGGCATTTCGGTAGAGGCCGTGGTGATTACCAAACCAGTCGTCACTGCTGGCGAGCTGTCGGCCATGCATGACGCGGCCGTATCGCTGAACAACACCTACGGCCGTCGCGTTTTCGTCATGGCCAGCGCTGTCGGCATCACCCCCGAACAGACCTGGGCGCAGTACGTGATTGAACACAAGGCGCTGGTGGCAAATCTGGCGGCACCACGTGTCCTGGTCGTGCCGCAACTTCACGGTAATGACCAGGGTGTGCTGGCCGGACGCCTGGCCAACGCGGCCGTGAGCATTGCTGACAGTCCTATGCGTGTGGCCACCGGCCCTGTGTTGGGTCTCGGCCCTGTGCCGGTCGACGGCGACAAGGTTCCGTTGCCGTCTGCCGTGCGCAGCGACTTGGATCGGGCGCGGTTCTCCGTGTCGCAGACGTATCCCGATTACCAGGGCGTGTACTGGGGCGACGGCAACATGCTCGACACCCCTGCGAGTGACTTTCAGGTTGTTGAGTACCTGCGCATTACCGACAAGGCGGCACGTCTGATCCGGCCCCTGTTGATTCGCCGTGTGGCCGATCGCCGCTTGAATAGCACCCCCAACAGCATGGCGGTCAACACCAACCAACTGATGGCGCCGCTGCGTGCCATGGCCAAGTCCACCACGTTCAACGGAGAGGTGTTCCCTGGTGACATCGAGCCGCCAAAAGACGGCGACCTGGTGCTGAGCTGGCTGAGCAAAACAAAGGTCGCCGCCTTCATCAAAGTCAAACCCCTCAACTGCCCGAAAGACCTCACGGCGAACATCGCCTTGGATCTTTCCAACGATCAATCGGAGTAAGGCCCTATGGCAAAAATCGGCGGTAAGAACTTCGACGTGAGCCTGGGCGACCTGGTGCTGCACGTTGAGAACTGCACCCTAGACATCACCGACAACTCGGCGGTGGCGCAAACCCGGGGCGTGCCGGATGGCTATGTGGAAGGCGATGTGGCAGCGGCCGGTGAGTTCGAGTTGGACACCACCAACTTCAACCTGCTGATCGACGCGGCGCGATCGGCCGGAAGCTTTCGCGCCTTGAAACCGTTCGACGCGGTGTTTTTCGCCAAGGCCGGTGGAGAAGAGGAACTGCGCGTCGAAGCTTTCGGCTGCAAGGTGAAGATTTCCAGCCTGTTGGGTATCGATCCGAAGGGTGGCGAAAAGAGCAAACACAAGGTGCCGTTCGACGTCACCAGTCCGGACTTTGTGCACATCAACGGCGTGCCATACCTCGACGCCAAAGAGATCGAGGGCCTGCGCTGATGGTGGATTGGTTCGACCGCGCCCAGGAACTGGAGCAACGCCAGCGTGACCAGGCGATCAAGGCCCAGCTGCAGCAGCCACGGCCGGTTGGGCCAAGCCTGACCCTCTGCCAGGACTGCGACAACGAGATCCCGCCGGCGCGCCAGGCGTTGGGCGGCATGACGCGGTGCGTCCCGTGCCAGACCGACCACGAACAGAGTAAGCGCTGATGACGATAGACGCCGTACGCATCGGATCGATGGAACAGAAACTGGCTGTGATCGAGCACCGATTAAGCGAGATCGAAGATCGGCACGGAGCCGTGCCAACGCGCGTCACCAAGCTGGAACAACAGTTTGAACACATGGCTGGCCAGCTTTCGGAGCTGAACCAGGGCCAGCAGAAGCTGACCGTGGCGGTCAACGTGATCGGCTCGAAGGTTGGACGGTTGCTGACCATCCTGACGCTGGTCGGCGCTGTGCTGCAAATGGCCGTACCGGCATTGTTGCGAGCGTGGTTCCCATGAGCCTGCGCGGCCGGATTCAAGCCGGTGCAATCGCGCTGGTCAGCGCTTCACTGCTGACATTCCTGGGCACCTGGGAAGGCCGGGGACAGAACACTGTCTACGCGGACAAGTTGGCCCGTGGTCTGCCGACCGTGTGCAAGGGCATCACCCGTCATACCAGCCCTTATCCGGTGGTGGTCGGTGACTTTTGGTCAGACGCTCGATGCGCCGAGGTGGAGCAGCTGGTGATCGGCAATAGTCAGCTGCAGCTCGCTGAATGCATCACCAACCCGCAGGTAGGCCAGAACACTTTCGACGCCCTGAGCAGCCACGGGCACAACGTCGGCGTGCCCAACACCTGCGCCAGTCGGGCAGTGGGGCTGATCAACGCCGGCCGCATCGCCGAGGGTTGCAAAGCAATGGCTTGGGCACCGGACGGCAAGACGCCGGTGTGGGCGTTCGTCACCAACGCGCAAGGCCGCAAGCAGTTCGTTCAAGGCCTGCACAACCGCCGACTGGCCGAAATGGAGCTCTGCCTGAAATGACCCTTTCGCCGTTCCGACTCGCCCTAGTTGTGATGCTGATTACCGCCCTGGTGCCCTTGTATTGGTTCATCCGGGTTGTTGATCAGCGCGATGCAGCGCTGAAAGACCTGAGCAGCGCGCAATCGGAAGTGGAAGGCCTACGTGAAGCGGCCCGCATCAGCGGCGAAATGCTCGCTGAGCGGGACGCGATCGACCTGCAAAACACCACGGAACTGAACCATGCACTCACTGAAAACCAAGGCCTGCGCCGTGCTGTTGACGATGGCCGTCAGCGGCTGCGCATTAAAGCCACCTGTCCAGCAGCAGTGCCCGCCGATCCCGGCGCCGGCCGCTTGGCTGATGCAGGAACCGCCGAACTCGCAGCAGACGCTCGACCGGATTATTCAACCCTCAGAGATCAGCTTGCCCTGAGCAAGCAAATGATTCTGGGCTTGCAGCAGCACGCCCTTAGGGTCTGCCGGCGTTAACCGGCGTACCAAGATAATCACTTTTTAACCTCAACCGAGAGCTATTCCCATGAACGAGCAAAACCCTGAAATCACCCTGGAAGTTGGCGAGCAGGAATTCACTTTCAACCTGACGCCACAGGATGTCACCAAGTACTTCAACGCCCTGACCCAGGCCAACAAGGTCGCCCCGGGCAACAACCTGCTGATGACCACCGTCAAGCAGGAACAGCGCGCCACCTTGAAGCCACTGCTGGCCAACCCGGTGATGGTGATGCAACTCGCCGGCACGCTGCTGGAGGAATACGCGCCGGACGTTGAGGTGATCGTAAAAAAGCGCTCGGCCACGCTGAGCGCCTGACCGAAAACGGCTTGGGCCAGCTGATGGCCCTGACGAACCGCTGGCTTCCTGGAGCCGAGCCCACGCCGGAGGTGATGGGCACGGCCAAGTGGCTGGAGGACGAATTCTGGAGACGCACGGAGATCGCCGTAGCTAACGGCATCGCCCTTGCGCTGAACGGGTAACGACAGTGGCAGATCGTAGCGCCAGCCTGGCTTTCATCTTGAGTCTGACCGACAAAGTCACCGCGCCCCTGGGCAAGGTGAAAATGGGTTTTTCCGACCTTGCCGAACAGAGCGAAAAACATATCAAGACGATGGGCCTTGGCCTAGGCGGTCTGACCGCAGCCGTGGTCGGAATTCAGCAATCCATGGTGCCGGCACTGGAGGTCAATCGCGCCCTGGGCGACGTCCGATCGCTGGGCGTTGCCGAAGATGCGTTAAACGCGCTCAACAGCAAATCGCTCGAATTCGCGGTGAACTACGGCGAGAACGCCCGGGAGTTCGTCGCCTCGGCATACCAGATCGATGGCGCGATTAAAGGGCTGGTCGGTAATCAGCTGGCCACCTTTACCAACGCCAGCAACCTGGTGGCTAAGGCCACCAAGACCGACGCCGCGACCATGGGCGAATACGTCGGCACCCTCTACAACTTGCAGAAGTCCCAGGCGGACGCCGTGGGGAAAGGCGAGTGGGTCGAACGACTCGGTGGCCAGACGGCGTTGGCGGTTCAGTTGTTCCGTACCAGCGGCGCCGCCATGAAAGACGCCTTCAAGGAGGCCGGTGCGATCGCGACCACGGCGGGTGTAGACCTGGCTGAGCAGATGGCAGTGATCGGCACCCTGAGCAGTACCATGGAAGGCGGCGATGCCGGCGGCCGCTACAAGGCGTTTTTCGAGAACATCGGCGCCGCGTCGGAAAAGCTGGGCATGAAGTTCACCGACCAGCAGGGCAAGATCCTGCCAATCATGGCCATCCTGGACAAGCTCCAGGGCAAGTTCGGCGACCTGACCAGCGCCTCGGCTGGGACCAAGCTGATGGAAGCCTTTGGCGGCGAAGGTGCCCAGGTGATCGGCGCACTGGCCAAGGACACTGGCCGCTTGCGCGACGGCATCGCGCAGTTGGGCAAGGTTCGCGGTCTGGAGAACGCCGAGCGTATGGCCCAGGCCATGGTCGATCCCTGGCAGCAATGGGCGTCCCTGGTCGAGGTCATGCGCGTGGTGTTCGGCCAGGTGCTGATCCCGGTGCTGTCGCCGTTCATGAACAAGATGGTGGAGATCGGCAAAACGCTGGTGCGCTGGTCACAGCTCTTTCCCAACATCACCCGGGTGATTGGCATCACCGCGCTGACCATCATGACGATTATCGGCGCTATGTCTTTGCTGACCCTGACGGTGGGCATCGCGAAGATGACTTGGCTAGGACTGCTGACCGTGTGGAAAGTCCTCAACATGACCGGTCTGCGCAGTGTTGCGATGTTCATCTATCACACGGTGATGGTCATTGCGTTCGTGGCCGGGCTCGCCCTGATGTACACCTGGATGGGCCTTGTTCGGTTGGGAATGCTGCTTTGGCAGGGCGCGATCTGGCTGGTCAATGCGGCGCTGTTGGCCAACCCGATCGTCTGGATCGTTATTGGCGTGTTCGCCCTGGTCGCGGCCGTGGCCGCTGCGATCTATTTCTGGGACGAGTGGACCACCGCGCTGCTCAACAGTGAGGCGTTCAAGTGGGTCAGCGCCCAGCTCCAGGCCTTGTCTGACTGGTTTAACTCCATGGGCGGCTGGTCCGGTATGGCCAAGGCCGCCTGGGACGGCATCGTCAGCATCTTTCACAAGGCCGTTAATGGCCTGATCGAACTGCTCAACAGCATCCCCGGTGTGAACATCGAGGCGCGCTTCGGCGGCATGCCAGAAGTGCCCGGTATCGATGCGGCTACCAACATCGCCGACAAGGCAACTGCCGGGCAAAAAGTCCAGCAGAGCATCAACGCCGCCGACACGGCAAC